AAATCTTTGCTAAAAACAAAGATATTTATAGAATAACTAATAAAAATAATTAACCAAACAACAATCGATGGCAAATTCAAACAGAGTATTCGTTTCTCCTGGTGTGTATACATCAGAGAAGGATCTAACATTCGTGGCTCAAAGTGTCGGAGTAACTACATTGGGAATGGTGGGGGAAACCTTAAAAGGACCTGCATTTGAACCAATTTTAATAGGAGACTTTGACGAATTCAAAACATATTTTGGTGGTACTTCTCCGGAAAAAGACGGAGTTGGTAATCCAAAGTATGAGTTACCTTACGTAGCAAAATCTTATTTACAAGAATCCAACCAATTATTCGTAACAAGAGTACTTGGGTTGACAGGATATAAAGCGGGTGTTACATTCGCGGTAAAAACATTAGGTGGTATAAGCCCAACAGGAACAACTTGGTCGAATAGTTTAACCGGAACTTCGTCTGGTACTATGGATCCAAATGTTTTAGCTACATTAACAGGAAGTACATTTTATGGTGAACTTTCAGGAAAAACTGCAGTTGATGGGTCAACAATCACTAACTACATTTTTAATAATTTTAGTGGATATACAACAGGTACTACTAATGGAACTTGGTTCACAATTGGTTTAGTACCAACATCAGGAACTACAGGTCAAACTTCCACATTGGAAGTTGTTTCTCCATTATCAGGTTCATTAAATGAAAATAGTCCTAATAATAAAGAATGGTATAACGTGTTCTTTAATTCAGGTGCAACAATCAGTAATGTTTATTCATATAAATTTGTGTGGAATACCTCTACAGGTGTATTTGATGTTACTCGTTACATATACGCTGCTGAGGTTAATACAGACTATAATGGTATCTCTGTTCTATTATTAAGATCAAGAGGTAGATATGTTAGTGAATCATTAACATATGAAGTTACGGGTACAACTCAATTATCAATATCAGAAATTTCAGGTATTGACATTGAAACAAACCCATTAAATGAATTTACAATTAACGTAACAGGTGCAACAGTAACTGGTGGAACATCATTTACATGTTCTATGGACGTAACATCAACAAAATACGTAACAAAAGTATTAGGTTCCGATGTTTTTGATAAGTCTTATAGTGATTTCCCTGTATATGTTTATGAAACATATCCTAATTTATTAAAAGCGGGATTTGAAAGAGGTTTAATTAGAGGTTTAAGTACTACAAAAGTATTTAATTCGGAAGATAATAATTTCTTAGGTCAATGGGATACCCCAATGTCTCCAACTGTAGTTTCAGAAGTAAGAGGCGGTAATGTTTCAGATTTATTTGATGTTATTACAATTTCCGATGGAGAAGCGGCTAATTACCAAGTAAAAATTACAATACAAAACATTAATCTTGACTCAGGTGAATTTGATTTAATTGTTCGTGATTTTAACGATACAGATGACAACCAAGTTGTTCTTGAAAAATTCTCAAGATGTTCAATGAATTCAGAAGCTCCAGGTTATGTTGCTAGAAAAGTAGGAACATCAGACGGTGAGTATGAATTACGTTCTAAATATATTATGTTATCAATGTCAGATAATCATCCAACAGATGCTTTCCCTGCAGGTTTCAAAGGTTTTGTTAATAATCAAAACTTCTCAGGAACAACTGTAGGTAGTGTAATATTTAAAACCGAATATACCGATGCTGGTGATGTTGTAACATATAGTGCAGATGGTAATGAAGTCATAGAATCTGGAGATAAAGTTAAAAAGGTAATGTTAGGACTTTCATCACAAGTTGGATTTGATAGTGATTTATTTAAATATAAAGGTGTTGGTGGTACGAATACAACATTTGGTTTCCACTTATCAACAAACGCGTCTTCAATTGTAACAACTGGATCAACTCAAATTTATCAAACAACAGCCTACGATTTAGAAGGAACTGAAAAAGATAAATTAGCAAATATTGCATATCGTAAATTTACATTTGCGGTTAGTGGTGGTCATGATGGTTGGGATATCTACAGACAAACAAAAACATATAGTGATAACTACATTTTTGGTAAATCAACATACACTAACAATAAAACAACTGGTTTATATAGTGGTGTCTTCAGTCCAACAACTGGAAACTCTGATTATTATGCTTATTTACAAGGTATTGAAACGTTTGCAAACCCTGAAGCGATTGATATCAATGTATTCGCAACTCCAGGTATTAACTTCCAAGAACATACTTCATTGGTAAATCAAGCAATTGATATGATTGAAAATGAAAGAGCGGATTCATTATATATAATGAACTCACCGAATTCAACTTCAGCAACACAAGTAGTTGATGATTTGGATACAGCTTCTATCGATTCTAACTACTCAGCAACTTATTGGCCTTGGATTCAAATAAGAGATACTGATAATGCAACTAACATTTACATCCCACCAACAGGTGAGGTTTTGAAGAACATTGCGTTAACAGATAATGTTTCTTATCCTTGGTTCGCAGTTGCGGGTTATTCAAGAGGTTTGGTAAACGCGGTTAAAGCTTCTAAAAAATTAACTCTTGACGAAAGAGATAATTTGTACAAAAACAGAATTAACCCAATTGCTACATTCTCTGACACAGGTACCATTATTTGGGGTAACAAAACCTTACAAGTTAGAGAGTCTGCACTTGATAGAATCAACGTAAGAAGATTATTATTGAGAGCAAGAAAATTAATTTCTGCTGTGGCTATTAGATTGTTATTTGAACAAAATGACGAACAGGTTAGACAGGAGTTCTTGAGATTGGTTAACCCTATCTTGGATTCAATTAAGAAAGAAAGAGGTTTATATGAGTTTAAAGTTAGTGTTTCTAGTGATCCAGAGGATATAGATGCAAACACTTTAAGAGGTAAGATTTACATCAAACCTACTCGTTCTCTTGAATTTATTGATGTTGAATTCGTAATAACTCCAACAGGAGCATCATTTGAGAATATCTAATCCAAAAGGAAGGTATAAAAACAAGAAGGGGGTCGAAAGACCTCCTTTTTTGTTTGTGGAATGCTCCACGTGGAACCAACTGGTATAAAGATTTTATTATTATACGATGCCCAGTATACTAGAACTAGATATACTAGTATTTATATTATATTTATTAAAAAATATATAATTTTATTATTTATTACTGGAACTGGAATACTGGAGGATTTGTAAAAAACTACGAAAAATAATTGACAAAATCAAGTAGCAACCGAAAAATAAATTTATTTCCAAATAACATATATTTATAAGAAGTATAAAATAACAAAAAATTTAACAAATACAAAATGGCAGATTTACTAATGAAAATGCCGGTTCCTTACGAACCGAAAAGACAGAACAGATTTATTCTTAGATTCCCTTCATCTTTGGGAATAAACGAGTGGTATGTATCTTCAACAAAAAGACCTTCAGCTAAAATTAACTCAACAGAGATTCCTTTCTTGAACACTTCAACATACGTTGCTGGTAGATTTACTTGGGAAGAAATGAGTGTTACATTTAAAGATCCAATTGGTCCTTCAGCTTCTCAAGCATTAATGGAATGGTTCCGTTTACACGCAGAATCAGTAACAGGTAGAATGGGTTATGCTGCTGGATACAAAAAAGACATTGAACTTGAAATGCTTGACCCAACGGGTGTTGTTGTTGAAAAGTGGATTATTCAAGGTTGTTTCTTAACAAGTTTAAACTTTGGTGATTTAGATTACAACAACGATGCTTTAGCTCAAATTACATGTAACTTGAGAATGGACCGTTGTATCCAAGTATATTGAGTTTTTACTAAAATATATAAACCAGTAACCAAATTAGTAAATCTGTCTAATGGGTTACTGGTTTTTTTATTTTAAATCTTTACTTTGTGATAGTTATAGTATAACTTTATAGTATGGAAGAATTTAGAATTGACCCCAACATTGCGTATGACGTAGTTGAATTACCTAGTAGAGGTATTCATTATACAAATAACAAAAAATCGGTAAGAATCGCATACTTAACCGCTGCAGATGAGAATATCTTATCATCCCCAAGTTTAATTGCAACCAACAAAGTTGTTGATGAATTACTAAAAAGAAAAATTTTAGATAAGGATTTACCTATCGATGATATAGTTGAAGAAGATAGACAAGCTATTTTAATATTCTTAAGAAATACCTCATTTGGTAGTGATTATAAAGTTACATCAACAGACCCAAAAACAGGGGAACAGTTTGATTTTGAATTAGATTTATCAACAGTAAAAACAAAAGATTTTAAATTGGTAACAGATTCAAATGGTGAGTATCAATATTTTATGGAAAAATCTAAAATTGACATCACCTTTAAATTTTTAACAAAAAAACAAGAAAAGGAAATAGATGCAATTAGAGATAGTTGGAATGGTAATGGAGTGGCCCCAATTGTAACCAAACAACTTGAGATGATGATTAGATCAGTTGCTGGTAATAAAGACCTAATGAATATTAGAAACTTTATTGAAAATCTACCAATTAAAGATTCACAAGATTTTAGAAAATTTATTAACGAAAATAAACCGGGGTTAAACTTAACCCAAACAGCAACCACCCCGTCAGGAGACACAATCCAAATTGAAATTGGATTCGGGGTTGAGTTTTTTCGTCCTTTCTACGGATTATAAAAAGGGACAGTTAGACGAGATTTTATTTTTAGTTAAAAGAGGATTCTCATATGGAGATATCCTTTCTATGCCTGTATATATCAGACGTTATTATATACAATATTTAATATCATTGGAAAGTGGAAATAATTAAACATCTATTTATATGATATGGCGGCACTTAACATTTCAAATACTGCAAAATCTTTTGCGTCCAGTAAAAAATACAATGAATTCTTTTCTCAAGTAGTAAAGGATAATCCTGGTATTAATACTAACCAAGGTTCGATTTTGACTGATATTCAGAACCAATATGCCGCCTTTAGTACTACTGCACCAACTCAAAGTGGAAGTGCTGGGGCGAACAATCCATATGCACCAAATGCACTTAATAAAGGTGTTGATTTTGTAAGAGGAACAATAGACACACAAAAAACACAATCATCACAATATGCTGAAGGTGAAATGTTTAGAATTAGTAATATGTTAGATATTATTAATAAAAAAGGACAAGTCACGGGAGGATTAATGGGAATGGCGTCTAGATTGGTTGAAACGGCCGCTGGTGGAATAGAAACCCAATTAAAACAAGAAGCACAATTAAGAACAGATATCAACGAAAAGGTTGGTATGCAAGGAGAACTCTCAAAAGGTTTAAGAGAAGAAATTATAGATGCATATCCATCAACACTTAGATTGGGGTATGGAATGCAACAATTAACCGATATGATGACAAATATGATGTCAGAATCGGGTAGATTTAATCTCATATCAAAAGAAACAATAGGTCAAGCGGCGGCAACGGCAAGGTCTTTTGTTGGTGATTTGAGTGAAATGGGTAAAGTATTTGGTCAATTTGAAAAAGTTGGTCTTGGAGCTTCGGATGCGACAAAGGCTATTGACAAAGCGGGTAAATCCTCATTAACTTTAGGTTTGAATAGTAAAAGAACAACACAAGATTTAAGAGACAATTTAGGAAAATTAAATGAATTTGGATTTGCAAATGGTGTACAAGGGTTAAATAGAATGGTTCAAAAATCACTTGAATTTAGAATGAGTATGGATTCTGTTTATCAGATTGCAGAAAAAGTTTTCAGTCCTGAAGGTGCTTTAGAATTAAGTGCAAATTTATCAGTATTGGGAGGAGCGATGGGAGACTTTGGTGACCCAATAAAATTAATGTACATGGCTACTAATAATGTTGAGGGATTACAAGATGCATTAATTGGTGCCGCAGGTTCATTAACATCATATAATCAAGAACAAGGAAGATTTGAAATTACGGGTGTTAACTTAAGAAAGGCTAAAGCGATGGCAAGTGAATTAGGTATATCGTATCAAGAATTAGCAAAAGGTGCAATAGCGGCTTCAGAAAGAACTGCAGCTGCGAGTGCATTAATGACAAGTGGATTAGTAATGGAAGATAAAGAAAAAGAATTCTTAACTAACTTATCACAAATGAAAGATGGTAAAATGGTTATTGAAGTTCCTAAATCTTTAATGAGTGAATTAGGTGGACAAACAGAAGTTATTTTAGAAGATTTAACAAACGCACAAAAAACTACATTATTAGCAAACCAAGAGGCATTTGAAAAAATGTCCACAGAAGACATTGCGAGAGGACAGTTAAGTGCTATGGAAAACATAGAAAGAGATATTGGATTTATGGCCGCAACAGCAAGAGGTCGTGTAGTTAATATGGCTAAATCGGCGGCCGAAGCTGCGGGTTTAACAGGAGAAGATGCTCAGAAATTTGTTAAAGAAACTGCAGACGGTGTTTCAAAGGGAACAATTCAACAGAGTGAAAATTTCAATAAACTTGTTAGTACATATATTAGTGGACTTAAAGGTGAAATACCAAAAACTCAAGGTACCGCCAAAACAGAAACAAACGCAATGGATGTCGCAACTGCAGAAAAGAAAGCTGCCGAAGCTAAACAATCAAATGATAGTGGTAAAAAAGATGGTACTGTTACACATGTTATTAAAGGAGGAGAAGCATTAATGGACGGATGGACTAACCAAATCATTAAAAATTCAAGTTTAAAAGATGATTTTTTAATGAGTAATTCTGATGAATATACGTCAGCACCAAAAACTAAATAAATCTATTTATTATAAAAAATAATGCCAAGTTACTTAGACTTCAATTCAACTAAAAAGTTCAGAGATTATATATTAGGTAAGACACTTAATGTACCTAATGGTCCACAGACTTTTAGTGATACGTCATTTTCGGTTAAATCGTTAAATGATATGGCGAATAAGGATACAGGAGATGTTATTTTAAACGATGCAACAAGTAGACAATCACAGATAGATTTTGTTTCTAATTTAAATGTGAATCAACCACAGGACAATTATTTAATAGTTGAAGATTTAAATACATTATTAGTACATAAAAGAAGTACAGGAATAAATTTATATCCATATTTCCAAACAGATGTACCAAGATACAATTTAGTTGGTATTATGGGGTCATCATCATATGACACGGAATCTGAATTATTTAAATTTGCAGCAAATAATATTAAAAATAATCCAGAAGGTCCAGTCCTCTCAAGAATTGCTCGAAATATAGAAACGGCAACTAATGGTAGACTTAGATTGTTGGATGCACTTAATGGTAATACCTCGACAGCATTTAATATTGTAACAGGTAGAGAACCTTTAGTTGACCCCAATAATAAAATTACTGTAGCTAAAACCTTACCGGGTAAAGCAATAGATTTTTTACAAACAATATCTGGGACACAACTACCATTTAGTGAAATACCTGGTGATTATTTATCAAACCCTGCAAATCCTATAAATGTAAGACCAGAAGCGAGAACTGAAATTGGTAAATTATTTCAAGACGTTACAGGTGTATTAGGTTCATTAATTGGTATAAAAAGAAGACCAAGGTTATCAAGAAAACCTTCGGACTTATTAATTGAATATATGGGTGACGGTCAAAAAAATAGATTATATGACACGTTAACATTTAACAAATATGCACCAAATTATACAACAACCGCAAGATCACAAAACACATCTAAGATTTTTAATTTTGTTGATAAAATTGCGCAAGGTGCAAAGAATTTATTAGGTGTTGAGGCACCAGCTGGTATTGCATATATCGGAGATGATAGAGGAGAAGATGTAAAATATGCAATGGGTGACTTTAATGATAGACCCGTTAGAAGTCCATATTATCTTTCATTAATGTTTGATAATGTATCCGCACAATTATTTCATAAAAGTAAAAATATTACAGAGGGTGGAAAAATTTCAGGTAATTTAACTTGGATATCTAAAAACTCTAAAAACAAATTAGGTTCAGGAAATAAAGAATGGGGAGGAGAGTCGAGTTCATTTGATGAAACAAAATCAACTGCTTTTAATTTTAGAGAAGACTCAATATTAGGTAACACACAAGAAATTTTAAATTCAATGCCGGCAGATGGTGGAGCAATTTCACATGTTGGTAATGTTATAGACCAAACAAGTAGAGTTTTTGGTGATGGAGATTCAAGAATGTCTAGAGGTTCCGCAATAAAATATATCGATAAATTTTCTGGAGAAGAAAGTGGTATAGAATACTGTAGAGTATGGACAAAAGACCGTGGGTATATGAACTATTCTGACACCATGAAAAGAACCGCCAATATTAGGAAGTTTGATAGTAGTGTTATGGGTGGTGAAAGTAGAGTTTGGAATTTAAACATAGGACCAATGTCAAATGGTAATAAATCATTTGACGGGTCAACAAATATATTTGACAAATACCCATATGGTGGAGGATTTTATGCGAAGAAATATATGTTCTCAATTGAAAACTTAGCGTGGAAGACTTCAAATAGAGATGGTTTTAAAGTTACAGATTTACCCGCTTGTGAAAAAGGACCGAACGGAGGTAGAGTAATGTGGTTCCCACCGTATGATTTAAAAATGAATGAAACAAATAGTGCAAGATGGGAAGAGAATTCATTTTTAGGAAGACCTGAACCTGTTTACACATATCAAAATACATCTAGGAATGGCACAATATCTTTTAAAGTTGTTGTCGACCACCCAAGTATTTTAAACCTATTAACAAGGGAACATTTTAAAGGGATGTCAGACGCGGAGGCGGACAATTATATAAACGCATTTTTTGCTGGTTGTCAAGATGTTGACTTTTATGAATTAATAAAAACATACACAACATTAGATTCTGACGATGTTAATTTAATTAAACTTTATTTAAATTCATCACAACCACCTGAACAAATTAAAAAATATAAGTATTCAACAACACCTGTTACATTTCCAAAACCTGATAAAGGTGTAAATGGAGGAAAGGATGTAACCGTACAATTTGATAAAAGATTTTACTTTGCAAATGATTACCCTATAAAAGGATCAGGTACAAAAAATACATCAACATTAACATATAGTGAATTATATAGTCAGTATATTGCACAAAAAGAAAAATACACTGGACAAACAATTACCGACTTAGGTGAGTTAGTTGTTGGTACAACTCCAAATCACAAAAAAGATAGAATAGTAATTTTTGGTAAAGACACAATAGACTCAGCAACAAGTGGAGATACAATAAATAAAGAAGCTCAAAAAATTGCAACGGGATTTTCTGAATTAATAAGTGGATATACAGAATACAACACAAAATTAACTGCTTTAAAATCTGACATTTCAGGTAAAACAGTTAGTGAAGTTACCTTCATAATATCATCATCAACTTCAGAAGTTGCTGATAATACATATAATTTTTACTTAGGAGTAAGAAGAGGTCATAGTATTTTTAAAGATATTTTTAAAGGTATATCTATAGATGGAACAAAGATGCCAGATTTAAAATGGTTTGCGGAGGGTTCATTAACTAAGTTTGAAAAAACAGGTACAAACACAAGTCCAAATGAATTTGTAAAAGAATTTACATTTAAAGACTTTGGTTACGATACTGAAGGTAAGTTTATTTTTAAATTTAATACAAACGGAGAAGACACCACTTTGAAAAATACAGGAGGAAAAGAAAATTTAAATTGTAACCAAACAATATTAACAAAACAAGGTCTTAAAGATACGGCGCCTATTGCATTTTACTGTAGACAATCTAGAGTAAAGTTTGAATATAAAAAGAAACCAGAACAACCACAAGAAATTATTGTACCATCAGTACCCGTTCCTGTAACAACAGTAGAACCAAACGGGTTTGAAACAATACCAAATAAAAAGCCGAACATTGATGTGATGAAAAGAATCATTATGAAAACACTTTCAGAATGTTTTTATTTCAAAAAGTTAGAGGAAGATTCTCCTGTGGCATTTAATTCATTAAGAGAAAAATTAAAATATTTTCATCCTGGTTTTCACTCAACAACACCAGAAGGTTTGAACAGTAGACTAACGTTCTTATTACAATGTGTAAGACCTGGAGATACTATACCAATTAAAGGTATTTCAGACCCATTAGACGTTGGAGCAAGAAATACATCATTTGGTCCACCTCCTATCTGTGTATTGAGAATTGGGGACTTCTACCACTCTAAAATCGTTATTAGAGATGTTAACATAACATATGACGATTCAACATGGGATTTAAATCCAGAAGGTATCGGAGTTCAACCAATGATTGCTAATGTATCTTTACAAATTAGTTTTATTGGAGGTCAAGGATTAGAAAAACCTGTAGATAAGTTACAAAACGCACTATCATCAAATTTCTTTGCCAATACTGAAATGTATGATGAAAGATCAGAATCAACCACAACTACAATAGGTGGTAAAAAGACTGAAGATTTTACTAAAGAATTTTTATTAGATTTACAAAAAAGAGCTGGTGTACAGTTAGAAAGTAAAACCGACTCAGCAAATGCTGCCACAACAATCAACGGTCAATATATTGGAACACCAAATGGTACTAAATTAAAATACACCAATTTAGTTAATATGGTTTATAGTTCAGTTGGAAATTATGTTAATACATATCAATCATCATATAATGATATTATTAAAAATTATGGTGCAAAAATAGGTGCGATGTTTTTATCCCCTAAATTTAGAAACATTAATAATTTTGATATATATTCTGGAACAACCGCCACACAAATTAACTTATTGGGTGAGTACACACCTACTTTAGATTTCAACGTATTAAAACTTAGATTAAGTAATTCATTAGTTAATTATGTAACAAATACCGTTAATCTAAATGTTCTTTTTGGTTTTGATAAAATACTACCAACAGCAATACAATCTAATTCTAATGATTTATTAAAACCTCACATTAAAAAACTAATTTTAGATAAAATAGAAAAAATTAGTGATTCAAAAACGATGAAGAGCGTGGAAGACACTAGAAAAGATGTAATTGATACATTAGATAAGGTTAATTTTATTTGTGAATATTCAAAAGACGGTACAATAAGTAAAGAAACTTATAGTGGTTCCACCTTCCCCTCTGGTTTTACTAATGAGGGATTCTTTGGTAACTACTCAAACGTGGTTACTTATATAAAACAATATCATAGTGAATTTACTGAAGATTTTACAGATGTCACAATTGACTATTCTACATTACAATCAACTGATATGGATGAAATGTTATCAATATTGTTAAAAGATGATAAAAAAAGTATAATGGATTTATATAATGTTGATACTGTTAATTTTACTGAAAATATAAAACAAAAATTAGAAAATAAATTTGATAAGTTTGTTACTACACCAAGTATAAAGAAATTTAAAATGGGTAAATTCCCGATTAGGAAAAACGAAAAAGAAATTGAATTTGAAACCATATCTGGTGAAATTACAACAGAAAAAGAAAAACTTAAAAAAATCTTTAATACTAAAAATAAACTTGGAACAACTTTAAATTTTTATAGATAATGAGTAGAGATTATTTAGATAGGTACCAATATTTTTTGGCGGACGGAGAGTTTAAAATTGTTCCAGGAATTGAAATACCAATAAAGGGAAGCGATAAGTATATACAATATAAAAGGGGTAAAGATAGATTAGATAAAATATCTCAAGAATATTACAATACCCCTCTTTTTGGGTGGTTAATTATGTTATCTAACCCATCAATTGGTAGTGTTGAATTTGAAATACCTGATAATTCATTTTTAAGAGTACCATTTCCCCTAATTAGCACTTTACAAGATTACAAAAGTGCCGTAGAATTGTATAAGTTATATTATGGCGAACAATAAATTAAACGGTAATGAAAATATTTTAGTCAAAGTCGACCAAAATAATTTAATATACATCGACCCAAACAGTGTTGTTAATAACGGCGTTGTGGAAGAAAGAGGTTTAAAACAAGAGAATCTTGTAATGTATGTTAATTTAGAGGCCGATTTGATACCAAGATCCGTTCTTATTGATTCGGGGAATAAAAGTACATTAGTATCAATAGCAAAGGGAACCCTTAATATTCTTAAACCAACAACTGGTGATTACGATACCTCATGGACAAATGCGTATAATGGAAAAGATGAATCAGTTTTTGAAAAAGATAAAGACGGTAAATTAATCCCAACAGGACAACTGAATATTAATTCAGGTTCATCTGATGGTACCGCACAATCATTTGGTATAGAGAGTGTTAATATTAATATTAAGGGAGCTAATTTTATTCCACAAATTAATATAAACTTTGTTGATGTGAGAGGTAAAACTTTATTTGAGTCTCCACAAGATTCTCCATATAAAGCTTTTTTTCATTTACCGTGGCCAATATTTTATTTAACGGTTAAAGGTTATTATGGTAAAGCAATTAGATATCGATTACACTTAGTTAAGTTCAATACAAAGTATAATGAGGGTAATGGTAATTTTGAAGTTGCAACCACATTCGTTGGTTCAACATATGCATATTTAAATGATATTCCACTAACGGGTATATTGAATGC